AAACAGTCAAGAGAAATATTAGATATACTAGAAACATTAAGAACTATTAATGGAGTTACGGATGACAAGTGTCCATTAGACTATGAACAGATATGTAAGTTAGATAGAATGGAACATCAACTTGCTGATATAGTGGATGCTAAAGTTGAGTGTGAACATGGACACTATGCAAGATGGGGTGGGTCTTATGAATATAAGACTTGACTTCTGTCTCAATATCTTATACAACATATTAATCAATCGGTTTAACAACTTGTTAAGCTACAACAACAGAAAAGGAGAATAACTATGCCATTAGATATAGTACAAGACAAATTAATTAAATTAGAAGATAACCTAGACTTCAAGGTAGCCTATGAACCTACTAAAATGAGAGATCATAAGTATGTAGTCAGAGAAGATACAGGCGAGTACTTAGGTATCGTTGGTAGTGGCTTCAAATGTGCATCACATCCTGCATTTTTTAATGCTATGGAACAAGTTATACAAGACAATCGTGACTTCAGGGATTTGTATGATGCAAAAGTTACACTAAGAAGTGCTAGAAACAATGCATGGTCACAGGTAGATATTACACTACCTAATGTGTCACATACTATAACGACAGCTAAACATCAGACAGTTATAAATGAAAGAATCATAGCCTTACATGCTATAGATGGTTCATGCTCTAACCAAGCACATGTTGGTGCTATAGATACATACTGTTCTAATGGACAGATTACAGGAGATTTTAAATCTGTGATGATGAAGAATACTAAAGGGTTTAACATAGATAATTTTATATGGGAACTTAAAAATTCTAAGAGTACTTTTGATGCTAGACAAAGATACTTACAGTCTATGGCTGATACACCTCTCAACGTAGATGGTAAGACATTACTTGAGAAGATAATTAAGTCAGAGAAGTTAGCTAAGAAGATGTACAAGTTAGCTTGTGAAGAAATCTCTATACGAGGTAAAAATGTGTTTGCATTATACTCTGCTTTCACAAATTATGCATCTTATGCAGATGAAAGAAATGGCTTTGCCCTACGAAATACAGGCAAGGATACTGTTGCACAATCTATGTGGGCAAGAGAGCAAAAAGTATCACAGTGGGTATCTTCACCTGAATTTAAAGCATTGATGGCAGCCTAAAATGAAGCTATCTAATTTAATAGATAAGTATTATTTATCCTTTGATTTCAAGAACTTACGGCAGGAAACTAAAGTACAATATCAATACTTTTTAACTGTCTTATCTGAGACAAAAATAGATAATGCTAAAAATTTAGGCAGTATCAAAATATCTGATATCACTACCAAGATGGCAAAGGTAGCATATGAGATGTGGTGTGAGAGGGGTATACATATGGCTAATCATGTAATGTCTGTAGCGAGAGTTGTATATAATTTTGCAATACATATGGAGCATTATAATATTAACCCCTTCACAAGTATCAAAAGGAAGACACCTGTAGCAAGAAAGGTGGTGTGGACAAAGGATAATGTCTGCACATTCCTTGACTATGCATATCAAGACTTTCATACAAGAAATATAGGGTTGATTGCACAGATGGCATACGAATGGTGTCAAAGATTAGGAGATATGCGAGTAATTAAATGGGATAATCTTGATCTAGACAAGCAAAGGATGCATATAGAGCAGTCTAAACGTAGAGCAGAGGTGTTTTTACCTGTCTCGGATGATCTAGGAGAGATGCTTACTCAGCAGAAGCAAGACTATGGCTTTCAAGAGTATGTAGCACCCTGTACAAAGCCTTCTAAGGGGGTCTACAAGCCTTATTCTAAGCATAGACTACCTAAACTAGCTAGAGATATAATGAACGATGCAGGACTTCCTGTGGAGCTACGTCTGTCTGATCTAAGACGAACAGGTACAACAGAAATGGTTGATGCAGGTGTTTCTATGGGTAACATTATGGCAGTAACAGGTCATACTAATCCCCAAAGTGTCAAGCCTTATATGAAAAATACATTAGCTAGTGCAAATCTTGCATTAAATTTAAGAAAAAGTTTGACGGATGTTTAAATCCATGCTACAAGACATTGTCATTGCCCAGAGGTACATACTATGAACAACATAAAAGAGTATATAAATAACTTAGATGTAAATAATGGAGAAACACGTAGATTAAACTGTCCATTATGTAATGGGTATAAAACATTTACTGTAACAAACAATATGGGTAGCATCTTATGGAACTGCTACAAAGTAACTTGTGAGATAAGTGGTAGTAGTAGAGTTAGATTATCTGTAGATGATATTAAAAAGACTAATATGCAAGAGAATAAAATAGATTTTGTTTTACCTGATTACATTGTACCTCATAGATATAGAAAAGAAGTTATGACTTTCTGTGAACTATGGGATTTAGATGTTGACAAACTCGATTTGCACTATGACGTAAAAGACAAACGTGTTGTCTTCCCTGTCACACATAACAATACTATCCTAGATGCGATAGGCAGGTCTATCACAAACCGACTACCCAAATGGAAACGATATGGAAATAATGACTTGCCTTTTGTATATGGTTGTGGTAGTGTTGCAGTTGTTGTTGAGGATTGTGTCAGTGCTTCAGTTATAGGTAGTGATGCATATGTTGGGGTAGCTGTGTTAGGTACATCATTATCCGAAGCTCATAAAGAATATATGACACGATTCTCAACAGCTATTATAGCACTAGACCCTGATGCATTACCTAAGACACTATCTTTTGCTAAAGAACTAAGAGGATATGTAAATGATGTAAGAGTTATAAAACTAAATGACGATTTAAAATATCGTGATGAAAATGACATAATAAATTTAATGAACCTAACCCCAAAGGAGATATAATATGGAACTAGCACTACTAAGAAGTTTAATGGATAAAGAGTTTTATTCAGAACACAGAGGAGCAAAATGTCCTGATAGACTATTCAGCAAAGATGCTCGTAAAATAAAGAACGCAATAGATTCAGCAATGGACAGGTATGAGAGAACAGTTACACCTGACGAGATTGAAGCATTGTTCATGTCTAACAATCCTACGTTGACTACTGCACAGAAACAAGCATACTCGTCTATGTTTGCACAGGTAAAGAAAGAAACACCTTTAGGTGGTGATGTTGCACAAGAGGTGCTATCAAAGTTATTTCAACAGGTGGTAGGCGAAGATGTTGCTAACTTAGGCTTTGAGTATGTAAATGGCTCACAGACAAGTCTAGAACCCTTGAGACGTTTGATTGAGCAACACAATGATGACTTTACACCTGACTTAAATGTGGAGTGGGATGATATGGATATAGAAACACTATTATCAAAGAATGATTTAGAAGCAAGATGGCATTTCAATATACCTGCCTTGACTAGGCAAGTGAGTGGAGTTAATGCAGGACACTTGATTGAGATAGGAGCAAGACCTAACACAGGTAAGACTTCTTTCCATGCGAGTATGATTGCAGGACCTCAAGGTTTGGCACATCAAGGTGCTAACTGTATTGTCTTGTGTAATGAAGAAGGTAGTCACCGAGTTGGTGCTAGATATTTAACAGCATCAACAGGTATGACTATGCAAGAGATAAAGGCAAACCCAACTAAGGCAAGAGACTTGTATGAACCTGTCAAGGCTAAGATAAAAATTAAAGATGCATCTAATCGTGATATGGCATGGGTTGAGAGTGTGTGCAAATCTTATAAACCTGATGTAGTCGTATTAGATATGGGAGATAAGTTTGCAAGGACAGGTGGTTTTGCTAGACCTGATGAAGCACTCAAAGCTAATGCTATCCATGCTCGTATGATCGCCAAGCAACATGAGTGTGCAGTATTTTATATGTCTCAACTATCTGCTGATGCAGAGGGTAAGATTATACTTAATCAAGCTATGATGGAAGGATCACGTACAGGAAAAGCTGCAGAAGCAGATTTAATGATCTTAATTGCTAAGAATCCACCAAAGCAAGATAGTCCTGAAGAAGAAGAGGATTTACAAAGACATTTAAATGTGGTAAAGAATAAACTAACAGGGTGGCATGGATCAAGGATATG